CGCGGGCCGCCGCGTCGAGGCTGCCCGGGTCGATCTCGACCGGCTCGGGCCCGAACCCCAGCCCCGCGCGCCGGCGCGGGCCCCGCGGCGCCCGGACGCGCCAGACGCCGGCCGGCGCGGGCAGCGCCGCGGCAGGAGCAGGCGTCAGGCGAGCCACGGCGTCACCATCAGCTCGGCCGTGCCCTTCCATTCGTTGGTCTCCCCGCCCGCGGCATATTCGGAGTTCAGGATCTTCCGCGCCGCGCTCTCGAGCGAGGGCGGGACGACCAGGAGGTTCGGCACCAGGCCCAGAGGCCTGCCGTAGTCGCCCTTGAACCCCATGATCGCGGCGCGCGCCGTGGCGTAGTTTTCGGCGTTCAGCGTCTGCTTGCTGCCGTAGGCCATCTGCCAGAACCCGTAGCCGGTGTTGGCCCGGGCATCCGCGCCGTAGAGGAACTCCTTGTTCAGGAACACGTTCTGGTCGGTCGGACGGTCGAGCATCGCGAACTCGAAATCCTTCCGCTTCTGCAGGATGATCGGCTTCAGCGTGCGGCTCGCGTCGAGCAGGAACCACGGCACGCCCGACCCGCCGCCGGTGTTCGAGACCGAGACCACGTTGCCGGCCGCGTCGAGCACCGGGTGGTCGGTGTCGAAGAAGAACTGACCGTCGTAGCAGAGCGTGTCGAAGCCGGCCTTGAGCTGCGAGAAGACCATCAGATCCCACTGCGCGCCGGTGGCCTGCCCCATCTCGGTCATCAGCGGGGCGTAGATGCCGATATTGTCGGTCTCGATGTCGTCGCGATCGACGCCGATGGTCAGCTCGAGCGGCTTCTCCCGGATCGCGTAGTCGTGCGACATCAGGTTCTGCACCGCCCTCGGCCCGACCCACTCGCGCACGGCGGGCAGCTTTCCCAGCCAGGCGTATTTCTGCTCCTTCGTGGTCGAGGGAACGACCGTGGCGACGCGGGCATACTGCGTCGAGGCCATGGCGAGGCCATTCTGGAAGTTCTGCTTGAACCCGACGCGCAGCGTCTCGAGGTTCGCTCCGTTGATCAGCATGGGGGCCTCCTCAGGCGGCGGTGGTGGTGGCGACGCGAGTCAGCGCCTCGTCGAACTCGACCCAGACGCCCTGCGCATCGACGTGACGCACGATCCCCGCCCGCGAGCGGGCCGAGGAGTTCGAGGTGCGCCCGACGGTCTGGTCGTCGACGATCCAGCAGGCCTTGCCGATGTCGGCGACGGTCAGCTCGTCGGCGCCGGCGCTGTTGGCGAAGGGGAAGATGCCGCGGCGCACCCGCAGGGTCTTCGCGCCCGCCCCTCCGGCGGAGTTGTCGACCCGCTCCTCGGCCCGGCCGACGCCGATCAGGCCGGTGGCCGAGGCGCCCTTGACGAGGCGGCCGTCGGCATTCCGGGCCACCAGCGCTCCGGCGTAGATCAGCTGCGAGGCGGCGACGGGGTGTTCCCAGATGTCGCCCTCGAAGCGGGGCGTGTTGCGGTCGGCGGCAAGGGCAGCCATCAGCGGGCCTCCTGGGAGCTGGCCTCGGCGTTCAGGATCGCCGCGGCCTGGGTCTCGGTGACGCCGAGCGCCCGCAGGATGGGGCGCGCGGCGGCGTTCAGCGCGGGGCGGGGTGCCGCAGCACCCGGCGGACGCGCCGCGGCGCCCGAAGGGCCGAGCCGCGGCAGGCTGCCGATCAGCCGGCGCGCCGTCTCGGGCTGCTCCATGTGCAGCGCGATCCAGGTCTCGCGGTCGGGGGCGGGGATCGCCCGTCCCGCGGCGATCTCGGCGTCGACGAAGGTCTCGGCCTCCTCGCGCCGACGCCCTGCCCTCAGCGCGGCGATCTCGGACTGCAGCGCCGCGATCTGCCCGACGGCTGCCTGGGCGGCGCGCGCCGTGGCAACCAGCGCCGCCGGCGGGGCGCCCTCGGCCCCGAACACCGCCCCGATCTCGGCCAGCGCCGACTGGGCGGCCGCCGCGCCTGGCGCGCCCGCCTCGGGGATCGCGGCGATCAGCGCCTCCTCCCCCGCATCCGCCGGCAGGCCGAGCCTGGCGGCAACCCGTTCGATGAACGTCACGGAACCCTCCGCGTTGAGCGCAGCCAGGCCGCGCAGGTTGGGGATGTTGACAAGGCTCGCCCGGCCGATGCGCACCACGGCGCGCGGATCGGCCGGATCGAGGAAGAGGACCGGCGAGATGCCCCGGTAGGCGCGCGAGCGCACCAGCGCCTCGCCCTGCGGCGTCCAGGCGACGCGCCCCCAGACCGCGCCGTCGCGGATCTCCAGCGCCTCGACCCAGCCCATCGCCGGGGCCGCGGCCTCGCCGCGGTCGGTGGCGTGGTTCTCGTCGATGAAGATGCCGCGCGGGTCCTGCAGCGAGGCGCGCAGCAGCGCCTCCGGGTCGCGCACGAAATAGGGCCCGCGGTGGTCGAACGTCTCGATCCGACCGCCGGCAGGCAGCAGCTGCACCCAGTCGGGCAGGTCGCCCCCGCCTCCGCCGGTCAGGTCGAGCGCGGCGGCCAGCGCCACGCCGGGGCGGCCGGCCGGCCGTCCGGTCGGGGCGGACGCCGCGCGCAGATGCGGCGGAACCGGCGGCCAGGCGGGGACAGGAGAGGGAACGGGGCGCTGCATGGCGCCCCTTCTCGCACCCCGGGGGCAGGGGCATCCATCCGCAACGGGATGCGCGGGCAAGGCCGGGGCCCGCGCGGGCCCTTGCGAGCCCGGGCGGCGACCCCGGGCGGCGGCAGCCTGCGCCCGGCGCCGCGGACTGTCAACGCCGCCCGGCCGGGCCCGACCTGCGGGACGCGGGGCCGCTCAGGGCTCCGGGCGCGCTGCCCCGGCCAGGAAGTCGGCCGCCATCTCGAGGATCGCCTCGCGGTCCCCGGCCGAAAGACCAAGGAAGGGCCGCGCGGGGATGTCGCCCCAGAGGTGCGGGAACGCGGCCTTCGTGCCCCCGAACTGCATCATCGCGGCATAGATCCGGTTCGAGCCGACCTCGACCGAGGCCGGACCGGCCTGCATGGCGATGGTCTGCTCGAGGACCCCCGAGGTCCAGAGCGGCCCTCCGCGCGGGCGGATCCGGCGACGGGCGTAGGCGGCCAGCGTGGCGGACGCGCGCGGCGCCCAGGCGCTGCCGTCCGGTGCCTTGCCCGCCCTCAGCCGCCTCTGGGTCGCGTCGACGAGATACTCGCCCACCTCCGTCATCAGCGGCGTCAGGTCCCCCAGCGCCGCCGCCGCCCGCCCGAAGGCCGCGGTCACCTCGCCGTCGTCAAGCCGGATGCGGATCATGTCACCGCTCGAGATGCTTCGGGAATGCCCTCAACCGCCAGTGATCGGGATCGCCCGGACCGATGCCGGTCGCGGCTGCTCGCGCGATCTCGGCCTCCGAGTGGGCACGGGCCAGCCCCGCCGCCTGCGCCGCATCCGCTGCCCGTGCCCAGTCGGCACGGAATGCCGCCCAGCGGGCCGCTGCGGCATCCAGATCGAACCCTGCCGCCGCCCATCGGCGCGCCTGTTCGTCCGAACCGATGAACAGTGGCCTACCCCCCGGCATGTTCGCTCTCCTCGGTCATCCGGACGGTCGTGGCCACGTAATCCCCCGGCAGCACCTCTTCCACCTCGATCCGCAGGATATCATACCCCGGCCCCCGGGTCACGCGGCGGTCGATCACGCGGAACCTCGTCCCCGGCCCGAACAGGACCTCACGCTCCTGTGGCGTCAGCGAGAGGGCGGAAATATCGCGGCCGGTCCTTCCCCGGATGACAAGCATCACCTCTCCGGCCAGCGCCGATGTCTCGACGGACGATGTGCTGGTGAAGCCGGCGAAGCGCACGACGTCCCCCGGCGCCAACGCCTCGAAGCGTGCCAGCAGAGCCGGGGTCACGTCGACCCCGCGGTAGGACGTCCCGGGGCGCGCGGGCAGTCGGCCAAGGGCCCCGGACAACATCCGCCCCCACTGCACGAGCCGGTCATCGGCCGCAGCGCCTCCATCCACTGCCCGAAGATGGTCGTTCAGCCGGGCATAGAGCACAGGGTGGGTGTAGGCATGCACCGCCACGCGCTCGCCGGCAGACAGCGCGGGCGCGTCGATTGCAGCCGCCCGCCGCAGATCTCCGGTCAGGGCCGGGTCCAGGTCTGCAAGCAGATCCATCGCCTCGTCGAGCGTAGGGCCGGGTGCCGCCGGGGCGGCCGGGGGCACGGCCCGCCCTTCGATCGCACTCGTCAGCGCCTGGGCCAGCGGCTCTGGCAGCCGTGCCGCCTTGGCCCGTATCTGCGCGACGATGTCCTGAGTGACGCCGGCCCCCGGCGCGTGGGCCCAGCCCCGGTCGATGCCGGGGGGGGCGCCGGTGCGCGGGTCGCGGGCGTCCCAGCCGGGCGGCAGGGTCTTGTCCGGATCGCCGCCCAGGCGGCGGACGCCCTTGGCGGTGCGGGCGCCGAAGATGCGGCACGAGCAGCCCCAGCCGTTCGGCGGCGCATGGGTGGCCCAGAACGGATGGTCCGGCGGCAGCGCCAGCCCGTCCCAGGCCAGGTGCTGCGGGCGCGGCTCGCGCGAGCCGCCGTGGCGGTAGACCCAGAAGGCGAAGTTGCCCGCCTCGAGCTGCGCGCGCCGGCCGGCGGCGTAGGTCGTGGCCATGTTGGTCCGCCAGATCACCCGCGTCCGCCACGCCTCGCCTGCCCTGCTGCCCTCGCCGGTCCAGCCGTGCCAGCCGTGCCGCTCGACGATGGCGCGGAAGTCGCGGCGGAAGTCGTCGAGCGTGCGCCCCTCGGCGATGCCGCGGTCCACCGCGGCGGCGAGGTCGGCCAGCAGGTCGGCCTTGGTCGCGCCTGCGACCATGAAGGCCCGGTCCTGGGCCTGCCCCGCGATGTCGTCCCAGCGGGCGGTGGGCACGAGGGCGCCCAGCCGCAGCCGGAAGGCCGCGATCTGCTCGGGGAAGGGCAGCCGCAGGGTGGCCTGGACGAAACCGTCAGCCATCCTCGCCCGCCTCCAGCCCGACCTCGACCCGCCCGGCCAGGTGCGCGGCGGTCATGGCCTGGCCGAGCACCTCGGCCAGCGGGGCGGTATCGAGGTCGGGAAAGGCCGCGAGCAGCATCTCGCGCGCCTCCTCGAGGCTGCCGGCGGCCGCCAGCATCGCCTCGATCCGCGCGAGCCAGGCGGCGATCGCGGGCTGCGCCGCGGCCTCGAGCCGCGCGGCCAGCAGTGCCGGGGCGTCGGGCGGCAGGGCGGGCGGAGCGTCGGGCGGGGCGCCGGGCGGGGCGGGCGGGACCTCCGCCTGCATTCTCGCCCCCGCGGCAGCCCCGATCCCCGGAGGCGCTGGGAGGGCCGCTGAGGGCCCTGCCGCCCCGGGGGCGGCCCAGGTGGCCGGATGGCCCGGACCCCGTTTAAAAACCCCCAAAGTCCCGTTCAATGAGGCCGTCCCGGATGCGGGGGCGACCGTGCCGGGCGGCGTCAGCACCTCGCTGCCCTGCGCGGGGTCGGCAAAGCCCAGCCGGTCGCGCACCTCCGAGCTCTCGACCCTGAGGCCGAGCGGGACGAGCGTCCCGAGCGTCCGGGCCATCCGCTCGATGTCCTCGGCCTCGGGCCGCACCAGCGCGAGGCGCGGATAGCGCGGCTGGGGGCCCCATTCCAGGTCGACCCAGGGCCGGATGAGGTCGCGGTTCAGCACCGCCGCCAGCGCGCGGGCGTCCGCGCGCTCGATGTCCTCCTGCACCAGCCGGTGCTCGCGGCTCACCGCGTGGCCCCCGGCGATGGCGTCAGACGAGGTGGTCTGGCCCAGCACCGCCTTGGAGATCTGCCGGTCGAGCCAGTCGGCCCGCTCGCGGTAGAGTTCGGCCGAGGCGGCCGTGCCGCCCGGGGTGACGAACTCGATCGCCATGCTCTCGGGGATGATCGCGGCGCAGTC